ATCGAACTAGTCGTGATCCTCGTGATCGTCGGCGTGTTGTTGTGGCTGGTCGAGACGCAGATTCCCATGGACGCGGGGATCAAGACGGTGATTCGCGTGGTGGTGATTCTGGTCGTGGTGCTCTGGTTGCTCCGCATGTTCGTCGGCGACGTGCCGCTGCTGCCGATTCGGCGCTGAAAAGGTGAGAGTCTACGTCGGCGGAAAGTACGGCGACACACCCATCGTTGTAGCGCAATCACTGGAACATGCGATGGAGGCAACGGTCGGATTGTTTAAAGTGCCGAGCGACGACAGATGTGATGAGGAGCAATGGACCTGCGCGTTTATCGACGGGGAGTCGGATCAACTCCGATGCACGACGATGTTGACGGATTCACACGGCGAGCAGCATGCACTCTATGTCGAGCGCTACGACGTTGAGCGCGATGACGACCCCCTGAAGCGGACGCGATGAGCGTGACCACGGCGGCGTGGGTGCTGATCGCGGTCGTCGTCGGGCTCTGGGCGCTCGGCCTGATCGGGAAACGCTGGAGGTGACCATGACCGACTCTGACGCACAGCGGCGCGGTGCCGTGCTGATGACCGACCCTGACGTGCAGTGGCGCGGTGCCGTGCTGACGACGCTCGAGAGCATCGACCGCAGCCTGGATGCGCTCGTGGGCTTGGCGCGCAAGGCGGCCGGCGTCACGGTCGGCGACGGGGCGCCGGTCCACGCCGGCGACACCGAGCTCGATCAGCCGGACGCCGACGAAGTCGTGAAGATGAAGCCGCGCGATTGGAGCGGCGACGACTTCAAGGGGACGCGCATGTCGCTGTGCCCGCCGGCGTTCCTCGAGCAACTCGCGCTCGTCTACGACTACTTCGCGAAGAAGAACGACGACCAGGGGCTGCTCGATACCCAAGGGCGGCCGAAATCGTTTTACGACAAGCGCACCGCGCGACGCGCCCGCGGGTGGGCGGCGCGGCTGCGCGCGACGGCGGGCAAAGAAGCGCCGGTGCGCCAGGAAGAACTCGGCTGGTCGCCGAAGACGTGGTGACCGCATGAAAGCCTGGACGCGCGTCCCGTTCGGCACGTTCGGCGTGCGCTGCGGCGGCTGCAATCGCACGCTGCCGCCAAGCACGCCGCTCTGCGAGCTCGTGATTGCCGGCCTCGCACGGGTGCTGGTGCGGTGTGAAGCGTGTGCAGGGCCGGCGCCGCGCGTCGTGCTGGAGCCGGTGGACTACGCCGAGATTGAAATATGAGCGCCGGAGCGCCGGAACCGTGGGACGACGACGACGTCGAGCCGTGGTGCAAGGCCTTCGATCAGCACCGCGCGGCGCACGAGTTTTGCGTCGACCATCAAGAGTTTTGGTGTCGTCTCTGTGACGGTGGCTGCGCCTCCTGTGAGGACGATCCCCGCTGCCCTGAGTGCCATTGTTCGCTGTTCACCGACTACCACGAGTGGGACTGCAGTTATGCCGACGACGAATGACACCGCGCACTTGCTCGACCTGAAGCGTCGCATCGACAAACTCTCGCTCGGGGATCAGTTGCGCGTGGTCGCCGCCTGCTTGGATGACGGGAAGGACGACATCGCCGAAACACTGGCGAGTTACGTCGTTGATATCTTGCGCGCGAAGCGGCTCTTTAACAAGGTGCCGCGCTGATGCAGTACCTCGGCGTCGACGTCGGCGTCTCTGGCGGGCTCGCGCTCGTGGATGACGAGGGCCGCTGCCTGTGGGCCGTGAAGATGCCGGCCACCGATGCGGACCTTATCGCCCTGCTCCCGACCACCGAGACGCGCGCCGTGCTCGAAAAAGTGCACTCAAGTCCGCAAATGGGCGTCACCAGTGCCTTCACCTTCGGCGCTGGTTACGGTCGGTGTCGCATGGCGCTCACCGCCGCCAAGATTCCGTTCGAGGAGCTCCTGCCGCAACGCTGGCAGCGTCTCCTCGGCGGCCTCAGCGGCGGCGATAAACAATTGCTTAAAACCCGCGCGCAGCAGCTCTATCCGAGCGTTAAAATCACGCTCGCGACGGCCGACGCGCTCCTCCTCGCCACCGTCGCACGCCGCTTACATCTCGGCACCGAAAAGTAATGACGGTCACCCGCATCATCAGCGGCGGACAGACCGGGGCTGACCGCGGCGCGCTCGTCGCGGGCAAGCAGATGAGCCTCGCGACCGGCGGGTGGATGCCACGCGGCTTTCTCACAGAGGACGGGCCGAGCCCGTGGCTGCGCGACCTCTACGGGATGCAGGAACATCCATCCGCGCAGTATCCGCCGCGCACGCGGCAAAACGTCAAGGATGCAGACGGCACGATCTGGGTTGGCGACCCAGGGGAATCGGATAGTCGCGGCCAGCGCGCCACCTTCCGCGCGGTTGAGGAGGACGCGAAGCCGTATCTACGCAATCCTGACGCGCGCACGCTGCGCCAATGGGCCGACACGTACCACATCGCCACGCTCAACGTCGCCGGCCCGCGAGGCAGCCGCGATCCGCAGGCCCATCAACGCGCGTTTGAGCTCCTCATCGCGGCGTTTAGAGGCGTCACACTATGACCGCACGTCGTGGCTTTGCCCTGCTCCCGACCGACGTCCGCGTGGCCCGCGCGCGGCAGGGCGGGGTCGCCGCGCACGTTCAAGGCACGGCCCACGAATGGACGAAGGCCGAAGCCGCCGTCGCCGGCGCCAAGGGCGGCAAGGCCACGCGCGGCCGCCCGGTGAAACAGACCGAGGAGGCCGAGGTCATTCCCGCGCATGTGCAGACCACCAAAGGAGGGTTGGTGATTGAGTGACGTAGGGTGGCGACCGAAGGAGAGGCGCCGCACGCGGCCACCGGCGTGTCTCTGTGGCGAGCGGCGCCCTGATGCATTCAGGGTGAGTGAACCCCGGCGCTGTAAAGCCTGCCGCCGAGCGTATAACGCGGCGCGGAAGCGGCAGTTGCGGTGATGGTGGCCTACTACAACGAACTCGATCCCTTCGCCGCCGCGTGGCTGCGCGAACTGATCAAGGAAGGGCTGATTGCGGATGGTGAAGTCGATGAACGGAGTATTGCCGATGTTCGAGGTGCCGACCTCGATGGATTTATTCAATGCCACTTCTTCGCCGGCATCGGCGGCTGGTCCTACGCCCTCCGACTCGCCGGATGGCCTGACGACCGACCTGTTTGGACGGGCTCCTGCCCCTGCCAGCCCTTCTCGTCAGCGGGCGCAGGAAAGGGCGAGCGCGACGAGCGGCATCTCTGGCCTGCCTGGTTCAGGCTCATCGACGCTTGTCGGCCCCCCGTCATTTTCGGGGAACAAGTCGCCTCAAAAGCCGCCCTCCGATGGTTTAGTCGTAAGGGTTCGGACGTGCAGACGATGCTCGACCGAGAAGCCGTATTCGGAGTTCTATGTGAACTCGAAAGGCAATCGGAGCGGCAAGTGCAAGGCGTGCGTCTGCGCGTTGGAGCGCGTCAGGAAACGCGGCGAGCCGCACAAGGTGGCGCTCCGACATCACGAATGGCGAACGAAACGACGGGGCTATGCATTGGTGAACGTCGCGAAGTATCGGGCGCGGGCGCGGCAACTGCCATTCGATCTCGACCCGGCCGATATTCAGCGGCGGATCGATCTGGGCGTCTGCGAATTAACGGGGATCGCCTTCGACTTGACGTCGCCGCGATCGTGGAACGCGCCGTCACTGGATCAGATCAAGGCGGGGCAGGGCTATACGACGGACAACGTGCGAGTGGTTCTCTTTTCCCTGAATGTCATGGCGAACGTGTGGGGAGCCGACAAGATTATGGTGATTGCGTCGGCGATTACGAATCAACGTCGCGCGCGGAGCAGCGCCTTGCAGACCTCATTGACGGAGCGGCTGAAGAGGACGCTTCAAATAGACGACCATTCTCTGTTCTCTATGACTTGGAAAACGCGGACTACGCCGTCGCGGCGGTGTGTCTCCCAGGTCCAGTGTCGGGCGCGTTCGACATTCGGCAGCGGCTATGGTTCGTGGCAGAGTCCGATGGCCGGGACCAATCGCAAGAGCGAGCGCGCGATGAGTCGGGAAGGGAACAGCCGACAGGGCGGCGGGCAGCGGAGCGGGCCGGGGTTGGAACAGCAAGCAGAGATGGCGGGCTGGCCGACACCGATGTCAGGGACGCCGAGCACAGAGAGCTACAACGCAGCGGGGAGCACGGACTACGAGTGGAAGATCGACACGCTGATAGGGCTGCGCGAGACACCGAACGGCCCGAAGTTGGCGGGCTGGCCGACTGCCACACAGCAGGACGCGATCGGCAGCGGCAGCCGGGACTATCCGGCGACGGCCACGCACCATGTAGGGACGACGCTGACGGATGCGGCGAACCTCGCGGGCTGGCCGACACCGAACACGCCGAGCGGCGGCCGCTCCGTCTCGACGGCGGATGCGACGGGCCGCACGCCGGACGGGAAGAAGCACACGGCGAGCCTGGAACATGCCGTGAAGTTCGCGACCTGGCCGACGCCGACGACGCACGACGCCGAGCGGGGCGGGATGGCGGATCGGGCGATGGGCGAGACGCGGCACGGCAGCAACCTGCAGGACTTCGCGCTGCTGGCGAGTTGGGCGACGCCGACGAGCAGGGACTTCAAGAGCGACAGCGCGACGGACGCCTATCACGAGCGGCAATGGGCGCACGTGCGCGGCAAGCCGTTGAGCGCGGAAGCGACGCTAGTTTCTGGGCCGATGTCGTCTGGCTCCCCTGCCGCGACGGCAAAGCGCGGCCAGTTGAACCCACGATTTTCCCTCTGGCTGCAGGGCTACCCAACCGCGTGGGCCTCCTGCGGGGAGCGGGTAATGCGATCAAGCCGCAGGTCGCAGCCGAAGTCATCCGTGCGTATCTGAGCCTCGATCGCGACGCATGACGGCCCCGAACTGGCTCACGATTCTTGATTGCACCGAGAAAGGCCCGCGCCCGAATCTCGCCAACGCGGTGCGCGTCCTCCAGCACGACCCGACCCTCGGCCCTGACATTCTCTGGCGCGATGATTTTCTCGACCAGGTGATCATCCGCACGTCGGCGCCGCGCCCGTGGCGGGACGATGACGACACGCGCTTGACGGTCTACATGCAGGACCACACCGGCCTGGTGAGTATTCAGGAACGCACGGTGGCCTCGGCGGTCAAACTCGTCGCCCGCCAACGCGCGACGCATGTCGTCCGCGACTGGCTGCGGAGCCTGACGTGGGACGGCATCGAACGCATCGCGCACGCCTTCTCCGACTACTGGGGCGCCGAGCAGACCTGTTACACCCGTGCGGCCAGTGCGAATTTTTTCATCGGTCTCGCCGCGCGCATCCTGCACCCTGGGTGCAAGCTGGATACGATGCCGGTCTTCGAAGGCGCCCAAGGCATCAAAAAATCGACCGCCCTCCAGGTCCTCGGCGGCGCCTGGTATTCCATCGCCCACGCCACGGTCGGCAGTAAAGATTTTCTCCAGGGTCTCCGCGGCGTGTGGCTCCTCGAGGTCGCCGAGCTCCAGTCCTTCAGTCGCGCCGACGTCACCGCCGTGAAGAACATGCTCAGTGCGCCGCACGACGACTATCGTCCCTCGTATGGCCGCGCCGTCGTCCGCTTCCCCCGCCAAACCGTCATGGCCGGGACCACGAACACCGACGACTGGGGCACCGATGACACCGGCCTGCGGCGTTTCTGGCCGATTCGCTGCGGGGAGATTCGCCTCGACCACCTCGCCGCCGCCCGCGAGCAACTCTTCGCCGAAGCCGTCGCCGCCGTCGATGCCCACGCCCGCTGGTGGGAGATGCCCCCAGACACCGCCTCCATTCAACGCGACCGGCAGTTCTACGACGAATGGACCGAGCCGATTCTCGAGTGGTGCCGCCTCCAATTCGGGGGGGGCGAAAGTGTCGCCGTCAAAGACATCCTCGCCGGCCCCCTCCACATCCCGATCGACCGCGTCAATAAGGCCGACCAGATGCGCGTCGCCAGAATCCTCAAATTGACAGGCAGGGAACGAAGGAAGGTCCGAGAGGGCGAAGAAACGGTGTGGAAATGGGTAATACGTGACACACAAAGGCGGGAACAGTGAGAACGGTGGCCGCAAATTTTTTTAATGTTCACGGTCTCTGTTCTCTCTGTTCCTACTGTTCTTACATAAATAACAACATAGTGATACGGGGTAGGTATGTCCACGCAAAACACTGAGAACACGGAACAGAGGGAACACGCGAATCCGGATGCGACAGGGAAGGCCGCGCCGCACCCTGCCTCTCGCCTAGGCCAGAACGGGGGCGAAAGTGATCCCGAAAAACTCGCCTGGGACATGCTCGGAATCACCAAGCCGGTGAACGGCGCGATTTCGAAGCGGTTAGCGCGTGAAGCCGCGCGCGTGGCCATCATGCCGCACATGGCCGAGATGATCGAGGCGCAAGTGGCGCAGGCAAAGGGGTTACGGTACCTCGTGGCGCGCGATGACAGCGGCAAATTCAGGCGCATCGGGCCAGAGGAGCTCGCCGCCGGCGCCATCGGCGTTGAAGTGTGGGAGAAGGACCCGTCAACGGCGGCCTTCACGGACTTGATGAACCGCGCGATTGATAAGCCGAAGGAGCAGGAGCAGGAAGTCATCATCCACAACTCTGAGGAGCTCCTGGCGCGGTTGGACAGCTGGAAGGTGGCGAACCGGCAAGCCCAAGCACAGATCGAGGCACCACAAGATGTTGTGGAAGAGGTGGATCGGGTCGAATAGTCGCGGTGGAATCAGGCCGATAACGACTGGGTCTGATATGTTGGATTATGTTAACCTGTAACTCGTTGATTCTAAAGGAAATAAAGGAATTGTCGGCATCAATCGTGCCATCGCGCGCGGGCCGTCACAGGGTGAGGCCTGGCACAAAAGACCCCCGGCCGGCAGGGGGGGGCTGGGACCCTCGAGCGCCTCGCAAACGGTCTGGGTCCTTCCCTAAGGCACGCCGGGGCGCGGATCTGGGCCAGAGCTCATCCGCAGATTTCCGCATCCCCGGCGGGGCGCCTGCGTGGGACGAAGCTCATCCGCACAGTGTGGTGTGGCTGGGAGGGAGCTCATCCGCAGAAAAGGAGGCGCGGGATGTCGACGGTGTATGAGATGGCGGTGACGTTTGAGTTTGAGGTGCGGGCGCCGGTGACGTGGCGAGGCGAGGTGGAGGCGGCGACGTTGGGAAAAGCCCTAGGCGTGGCGATGCGGCAGGCGCGAGGGGTGCTACGGCCGGTCGGGTGGCGTTCGTTTGTGTGCGTCTGCCTTTCTCAGAGGCCTGGCGCGGCGCGTGGCCTTGTGGCGGCGGTGTCGCCGGCGGTGTTGGCGCGATTAGCGGAGGGGCGTCGTCGTCGGGCGGAGGAGCGGGGGGCGTCCAGCGCGGCGCGCTCCTCCGCAGAAAAAGCGTGAGGGTGTGATGGAGGCGGTGGGGCGGGACGTCGAGCGCGAGCTGCACGAGGCGATGGCGGCGGTAGCGGGGGACCCGTTGGGGTTTGTGCGGCGGGCGTATCCGTGGGGGCGGCCTGGGGTGCTGGAGGCGTATCGGGGGCCGGACGTGTGGCAGGCGGAGTTGCTGGAGGAGATTGGGCGGCAGGTGCGGGCGCGGCGGTTTGACGGGCACACGGCGGTGTTACCGATACGGGTGGCGGTGAGTAGCGGGCGCGGGGTGGGGAAGGGGGCGATGACGGCGTGGTTAGTGGATTGGATTATGAGCACGCGGCGGGGGGCGATTGGGACGGTGACGGCGAACACGAATGACCAGTTATCGGAGAAGACGTGGGCGGCGATTCGGACGTGGACGCAGCGGTGTATTACCGGCCACTGGTTTGAGATTAATTCACAGGTGCTGTATCGGAAGGGGTATCGGGAATCGTGGAAGGTGACGCCGGCGTCGTGTGCGCCGGAGAACAGCGAAGCGTTTCAGGGCCAGCATAACGCGACGTCGACCAGCTTCATGATTTTCGATGAAGCGAGCGGGATTGACGACGCCATTTTCAAGGCCGCGGAGGGCGGGTTGACGGATGGCGAGCCGATGATGTTCATGTTTTTCAATCCGACGCGGACGACGGGGTATGCGTGGCGGGCGGTGTTTGGCGCGGGGCGGGACCGGTGGACGACGCGCGTCGTGGATGCGCGGACGTGCGCGATGCCGAACAAGGCGTTCATTGCGGAGTGGCTCGAGGATGCCGGCGGGGACGAGGACGAGGATTTTTTTCGGGTGCATGTGCGGGGGGTGCCGCCGCGGGCGGACGAGACGCAGTTTATTGACAGCGGGCGGATTGCGGCGGCGCAGACGAATCCGGTGCAGCCGTTGGCGGGCGAGCCGTTGATTCTGGGCCTTGATGTCAGCGGCGGCGGGAGTGCGTGGACGGTCGGGCGGTTTCGGCGCGGGTTGGATGCGCGGTCGGTGCCGGCGATTCGGTTGAGCGGGGCGCAGACGGCGGCGGATGACCGGGCGTTGGTGGTGGCGACGTTGGTCGAGGCGATCCGGACGCACGCGCCCGATGCGGTGTTTATCGACAGCGCGTTTGGCGCCGCGGTGGTCGTGCGGTTGCGGGGGTTGGGATTCACGCAGGTATTCGAGGTGAATTTCGGCGGGCCGACGATTGAGAAGGGCGACGGGAATTTACGGGCGACGATGTGGCGGCGGATGAAGGAGTGGTTGACGCGGGGGGCGATTGATACGCGGGGGATGGACGCGAAGGGGCGGTTGGCGTTGGACCTGGCGGGCCCGGGCTTTCATTTGCGGAACAATAAGTTGGTGCTCGAGTCGAAGGAATCGATGGGGAAGCGGGGGGTGGCGTCGCCGGATGATGCGGATGCGTTGGCGTTGACGTTTGCGATGCCGGTAGCGCCGCGGGATGCGCAGACGACGGCGGGGCGGTGGTTACCGGCGGCGTCGTGGCAGGCGTGAGGGGTTACGTGGGCGGCGCGGGCGGGGCCTCGGCGTCCAGGCTCGCCAAGGCATGGTCGAAGGCCCGCTTCACGAGTTCGCGCATGCGCGTCCGGAACTCGGGATCTTTTAGGATTTCAGCGGCCAGCTGCTCCGCGATTTTATCGGTGGTGCGGCTGAGCGTCGTGACGACGGAGGCGCTCACTTGTTGGGTGATCAACGATTCCAAAAGATTCATCGGCGCCCAGCCTAGCATGGCGGGGCTGG